TCGTGTTGTTTATGTAAGAACAATTCATATTGTTCTTTTTGTATAGTTCTAAATTCTTTTGTCATTTCGGGATATTTGTTTTCCATATATGAAACAACATCAATAATTGGTTCATCTCCGTTAGCATTTCCATATGCTACCTCTACTGTCATACCTTTTGGTGTGTCTGTCGGGTCATATTCTTGCCCTACATCATCAATAACTTTTGTTGGTGCGTCTTTAATCGCCATCATTTACTCCATATTTTTTTTAGTTGTTTTTCATCTACGCCATACTTTGATATAATTGAATATACGACATCTTTACCCATAATGTCAAGTGTTTTCTCAATATTTTGTGAACTTTCTTCAAAGTGTTCACATAATATATCCATAGCCCACTTTTCAATCTTAGATTTCTTCTTAGATTTAACATATGGTAAGTATGTATTTCCTCTTGGTAGTAGATTTGTATAGAATTGATAAATTGTCTTTGGTTTCAATTCCCAATATTGTTGTATTTCATTTACAACTTCTATCCACTCGGCTTTCATTGATAAAAATCTATGCACCATATAATTAGACCAGGTCTTTTTATCTGCGTCTGTAATGTTGTCCCAATACAATTGGTTCTGAACATTTGTAACTTGTTTTATGTGGTCAAATAGTGTTTTTGTTTTCATAGTGAATAACCTTAGATATAAATAAATATCTTGTATAAATCTGAAAATGTAATTTATTTAGTATTGATTTGTCATTTCTGTTCTTTGAAATGAAACTTTATGTCTATCGTAATCCATACTATCTAAATAAAGTTCATTGACTTCATCAGAGTATTTGTACTTACTAACATCATCTTTAATATAAATGTTATTTCTTGCAGCAAAATCTAAATTGTCTGTGTCGTCAAATAATTTCTTATCAGCTTTACCAAACTTAAACCCATACTTAACATCAAGTTCAAAGTCATCTCCATTAGACTTAAGGGAAAAGTTACAATTAAAGTGTGAGTCTTTTAGATTGTATCCTTTAAAATTATCTCTGATAACAAAATTAATATTAGATTTATTCGTTGTGTTTACCATTACCCAAGCAAATCCTTTGATTGTTTTGATGATTTCATTTTCAATAGTATCGACAATATTGTTTTTATAGTCATCTAATAGTGTGTGGTGTTCTTTAGGTAGTAAAAAATCTTTACTGAATATACTATCGTCCATTTCATCTTTTAATTCTACTTGCATATCCCCAACTTGTAAAGAGTTCTCTCTAATTCTTGCTCTGTAATATGGTGGTTTTCCACCCTTTTCTTTTGTTGTGGCATATGAGAAATCGTCTCCTATCAAGTCCTCACCCTCTTTTGTAAATTGAAATGACTTTAACATTACCTCTATGAAGAATGCTTTCAAATGTCTAATCATTAATGTGTTTTTAGTATCATTTGAAACCCAAGAGTTCAACATAGTTTTTTCCTTTGAAACCTCAAAATCATCTCTATAAACATCTAATGGTGTATGGTCTAATATATCTGTTGATTGCATTAAGTTCAATAATCCATTGTTTTCAAAGTATTTGTGGTTGTCGTATAGGAATTTTAATTGTAACATAAAGTCCATATGATTTTCTTTTGGATAACCTGGTATCCAATTTGCATTATAAAATACATTACTCTCGTGAGCAGATTTTAAGAAGAAACTAACATCATCTGAACTTTGGTTTTTTTCCATTAGTGCTAATATCTTGTTCACTCCATTTTCTACACCAACATTCATATAATTTAATCCAACATTAACTGCTTTTGTCAACAATTCTCCGTTTAACTTCTTGTGTGTTCTGAAGTGTCCGCCCCAATACATCTTTGATATGTTTCCATTATCTATTTCTTCTTGTAACTTATCTACAAATTTTTTAAAATTAGGCATTGACCCGTTGATTAGTGAGTCAGTAAACCAAAAGTTATTAATACCAGTCTGTTCTTCTAATCCTTTCATTTCACCAACTATCTTTTCATTGTTTTTGTATCTGTATAGTCGTGTTTCACTGCAAAATGTACATTTAAAGGTACAACCTCTTGAAGTTTGCATTGGTAATGTAACCTCTAAATCAAACAACTCTGCTAATCTTTTATAATCATCTATTACTTCGGTATCCCAACTTGGTATTTCCAATTCATTAAGGTTTTGTGGTAATACACCACCATTGAATACTGGCTTTCTACCACTACGACCCTTTTTCAACACTGTAGGAAAACTTGGTGTCATTTTATCCCAACGATAAATACCCTTTACATTTTCGTAGTGTCCGTCTTCCACATAACGATTTACTAAATCAGCAATAATCTTTTCCCCATCACCTGAACCACAAGCTATATCTACAAACTCTCTATAATTATCATTTTCAACTAATCCACTACAATCAGAATACCAAGAGTATGGTCCACCATACCATATCTGAATCTTTGGATTTTTCTGTTTTACATATCTAGCTATGTAATCTGTTGTTACTATATTTGAAGTGTAAGTTGTGAATGCCACGACATCATACTCTGCTAACTTATCTATATATTCGTGCCATAAATCTTTGAAGTAAGGTAATATTTCAGTTTGAAAGTTTGCTTCAGAGTTCCAAGGTTTATCATTACCCCAATCCCAAAACTTTTCTATATTTTTTTCTTTAGTATGAATTGATGATAATATATTTAAATCAATTTGTTCTACAACGACATCTTTATTATTGATGTGTGATTTTAAGCTACCGATTGCAAAAGAAGGTGTTTGAACTGACCATTGTGGACATATACATAGTGCTAATTTCATACAAAACAATCTCCCAACATCCAAGTTATTAGTGAGTGTCTCGTTCCTTTTGTGATTGGTGTAACTCTATGTGATAAAAATGCTGGAAAGATAGTTATACTACCTCTCGTTTTCTTTGCTGTATAATTATTTTTACCTGTTTCATCTGTGATGCCGAACTCTAAATCTCCACCCTCATAGTTTGTTTCATCTGACAACTGAACAATGGCTGTTAGTTTTCTTGTGGAAGTTTCTTTTGCTCCACTATCTGTATGCCATTTGTATTTACCACCAACACCATACTTTAATATCTTTACTGATTCTAATTCTTGTATATTGTATTTAAATATAGAGTGATTTGCTAATTCAAATACCATTTTTAATTTATTGTTTAGTTTTTCGTCATTGATTTTGACTTCTTGGTTATCACGAACCTCTTTGTTCGTAATGTTATCGTCATATTTACCAGCAAGTTCTGATATCGTTGGTTCACTTCTCTCAAGATATCGCATTAGTTTTACACATTGACTCTCTGATAAGAAATCTTCTTTATGTACTACAAATTCAAATGTATCGTTTTGTATCATACGAAAGTATCTCCAACTGCCCAAGCAACACAAGAGTATCTTTCACCTTTTGTTATCTCGGTTATTTGATGTCCTGCGAATGCCGGATGTATTATTAATCTACCTGGTTTTTGTTCAATAGTTTTTCCGTCAAATAATTTAAATTCTCCACCCTCGTAATCATCATTTAGTGACACGATACAAGTTAATTTTAATGAACTGAATTGGTCTATTGGATAAAAGTCTGAGTGTGGATTATACCAATCCCCAACATCATACCTATGACATTGAACTCTGTTTCTGTAAATACCTTTGATATCATATTTATAATGAACTTGATTTGCTACTGAAATGACTTCCCAAAACTTATCTAATAACTTTTGTTCATCTGTTTTGTTGATATTCAACAAACAAATACTATCTTCTGCTTGATAATATTTAGTTTTCTTTCTTTCAGAGTTTTTATTTACCTTGTCTATAATGTATTGGCACTCTTCTTTAGAAAAGAAATTATCCTTAGTTATTACCCATTTGAAATTATTGTTTAACTTCAAATCGTCCATATCTATTGGTTTATACATTGTTATCCTTATTTGAAATGGTCACCGATAAATAACTCTTGAATTACATATCGTTTACCTTTACTAACTGGCACTACATTATGACATAGGAATGCCGGAAATAATGTTAATGAACCTTTTAATTTGTTCATTGTATACCACTCTTTTGTATCTTTGTCTTGGATACCGAATTGAACATCTCCACCCTCGTATTCACTTGGGTCGGTTAATTGAACAATTCCTACTAATTTTCTTACTGAACAAGTTCCTGCATTAAAGTCTGTGTGCCAACCATAGAATCCACCCTTTTGATATTCTATTAACTTTAACTCGTTGTCACACGCATCAATGTCAAAATGGAATACACTATCGTTGACAATGTTTACCATTTGAAACATTTTCTTCTGTAACCACGACCAATCTTTATTTGGTTTATCTGGTCTGAACTCATTGTCTTTCTGCTCACATAAATACCACTCATTAGTTTTTCTAATCTCTGGCATAACTGCGTTTTTACCTTGTTCATCTCCGACACAACCAATCACATCTTGTTCTGATTCCATTATGTCTTTTTTTAATTCATCACATTTTTCTTCTGAAAGGAAATTTGGTATTTGAATTAAGTATTTAAAATCGTTATTCTGTTTCTGACTCATCTGATACTAAAACCTTATTGACAAAGTAATTTTTGCCGTTATTTGTGTTGTCTATATTGTATGTTGTTTCTATTGTTTTAAGTGGTTTATATCCCATCAACTCTATTTTATTTAAATCATCAGTTAAAACTTTATCACCCAATTCTAATGGTCTGTAATCTGAGTCTGTGTATGAATCACCAGCGATATAAAATGGATGGTCATCCGTTGCTTTGATTATTGTATTGTCATCAAATCTATACTGAACTATATTGTAGTGTTCAATTTTTGTTACATCACCCACAACTGAATTTTGTAATCTACCAGTTTCTTCGTTGTATGTTTTAATTTTCATACCTGATGTTATATTCTCAATTCTTTCGTAAGTTCCGTCAAACAATGTAATCATTGTATCACCTGTGAAACATTTACCTGGTGGAATATTATGGACCAATATATCTGAAGTGAAGTATGTATCGATATCTTCAACATCTAATGAATAAAATGTTTCTTCTTGTGCTACTTCTGTTTTTGATGTTACTTCAACTTCGTTTGCGTCTTTATCTAAAAAGTAATCCCCAACATCTATGTCGTCTGGTGTTCCCCAACTCCAAGTATCCCCTTGTTTTAAAAAATATCTTGCACCTTTCATCATAGCTTGTTTCATAACTGGAACTTTAATACTATCATTAATTAAGTAGTATCCATAATAATCCTCTTCAAAAGTTCTTACCACAACTGAACCTGATGCTGTTGAACCACTCAAATCTGTTGAACTATAACTTAACCAATCATCAAAATAAAATTCATCTGGCATTCCAACTGGTTTGTATGATTTAACTACATCACCAACTTCTACATCTTGAACTTGTTTAGTTGAATCATCATACATACGAATTGAACTACCACTTGCGGTTGAGTATAATAGTGCGTTTTGTATATGGTATCTATCACCACTCAATATAAATTTTGGTGCTATTGATAATACTAACTTATCTTTTTTCTTTGTTAGTATTTGTCTGTCTGGCGTCATTAAATATTCATATTTAGGTGATTTTAAATATCCTTGTGTTCCTACAGTTGAACCACTTGGAACGATGTAGGTTTCAATTAATGAACCACTATCCACACCAGATTGGTATGTGCTATTCTCTGCTACATACTTATGGAATAAAATTGAATTATCATAAGAAGTTCCATCTTGTGCTGGATTTTTAATTACAAAGTCTGGATGATATGCATTTGAATCTGAAAAAGAACCTGTATTAAATACTGGAATTAAACTTGAATTAACTGGTGATGAATTTAATATAGTTCTAAATGTATTTTTGTTAAATGAACCACTAACTATGTTTAATAAAGTGTCATCACTATACCAAGGTGTTTGCATAAACAAGTGGAAACTATCCGTATGGTCATTACTACCTCTTTGTGAGAAATATGTTAATGAAGTATTTTGTTCAAATTCAAAATTACAACTTATGTTGTGTCTGGCAAAACTTGAACTAATTATTGGTTGTTGAAATGTAGATGGATTTTCCTTTACATCATCATTCTGTCCATAAATATATGCAGTTGTACAACCTTTTTCATTTGCATAATCTGCCATTAAATCAAATGAAGCTGTTTGTTCATTGTATGAACCATATACACCACACGCAGTATTCATCTCATTCAAATAAATATCACCTGTGGTTTCTTCTTTTATATAATCAACACCAGCGAAAATACCAATATTGGTATTCGTTGGCCAACCACCACCACTTCCTGTGATATAATTTAAGTAATTTTCTATTGTTGTTTGTACTGACATATTTTTTTCCTATATATAAATATCAAATTTCTGTTAATTCCGTAAAAATATCCTCTTTCATAACTGATAGTGCTGGTTTATTCCAATCTTCTAATTTAATTGATGCGTAATTGTATCCTTGTTGTTTGATTTCATTACACCTCAACCATACTAAATCACTTCCTAATCCTTTATTTCTATACTCTGGCATTATATAACGATTACATAAATAAGGATACTTTCTATTCCAATCTATAAATGC